TGTATCTTGGTCTATAAATAAAAATCCAGATCCACCTTCAACAGTACATGGAATTGTAATATCAGTATCAAAAGAAAATGCAACAATGAATGTTTGGGCAATCATGGATGATGGTTCACACAAAAAGACAGATAGAAATGTTACACAACCTATATCAAAATTAAAAGTTATTGCAGATTTTCGTGGAGATAATAAAGCTCCAGAACAAACAAACTTTCCAAGTCGTGGGGATAATCAAAAACTAAGTTTGAGCAATTCAAAGTTCAGACAGTTTCCAGATTATGCCTATGTTAAAAATCTAAAAGAAAACTATCCAAAGATATGGAGAAGAGCAGGAACAGGTGGAAACCCTCCTACTTCTTTTACAGGAAATGACGCTTTTAGAAATTGGACTAAATACAAAGGTGGAGACCGAAGTGCCTCAGTGCTGAGTTGGGTAAAAAGAAGAGAAAGCTTTATGGCTAGACATCAAGGTAACACAAGACTCAATGGAACCATTGCAGTTATGAAGTGGGGTGGCGTTACTAAGTCTGGTGTTTCAGCTATGAAGAAAATCGTAAACGAGCAAAAGAAGAAAGAAGATGCTCGCAAGAAGAGAGCCGAACAACTCATAGAAAATGCTGTTAATATAAATAATACAGACAATTAAGTTGATACTGTCAAATCTACAGTATTAATATAGATAAAGAGGTATAGGTTAATGGATAAAGAAATTAAAAGTTTCGATCTCTCCATCAAAGATAGTGGAGAAGAAAAAGGAAGTGTTGAAGCTGTCTTCTCAGTTTACAACAATCAAGATAGTGATGGCGATGTAGTATTGCCTGGGGCTGTCAAATCAGGTTTCAAAGATAATCAAGTCCCTATGGTTTTCGCACACAAGTGGGATCAACCAATTGGAAAAGGAACAATTACAGAAGGCGAAGATTCTGCTGTATTCAAAGGTTCTTTCTTCATGGAAACAGAAGCAGGTAAAGAAGCTTATAACTTAGTTAAGTCAATGGGCGATTTACAACAATGGTCTTTTGGTTTCAGAGTAAATGATTCCGAGATGGGCAAACTTAAAAAAGATGGAGAAGACGAAGCAGATGTTCGTTTCTTAAAAGATTTAACAGTTTATGAAGTATCCCCTGTTCTTGTTGGTGCAAATCAAGAAACCTATACCCTTGCAATTAAGACAGGCGAAGATACAATATACGAGAAAAAACAATCAGCTTCAGTCAAAGTTGCTTTAGACGAAGATATATTTTCAACTGAAGAAGAAGCAATGAAGAGAGCCGAAGAGTTAGGTTGTTCAGGAACTCATATCCACGAAGTAGATGGAAAAGAAGTTTATATGCCATGTTCAACACATGAAGCCTATGAAGAGATGGTAGCCAAAAAACAAGCAGATCCAGAAGAAGAAGAAAAAGATTCTGAGTGCTGTGGTGGTTGCAAATCTGATGAAAAAGGCGTATTAGGACATGACAGTTTTGCTAAAGCAGAGCCTGAAGAAGAAGGCGAAGAAGAAAAAGCTTATCACTCTTGTGATTATGGCAAAACAGGTAAATGTGCCAAAGAAGGCATGAAAGAAGAAAATTTAGAAGTTTCAGAGAGCGATTCCAGCATGTCAGGAAAGCGTTTCTCCGAAGAGATCAAAGATGTGCTTGCTGCATTAGAAGATCTAATAGTAAGAACCAAAGCTATTGGTTTATTACGAGAAAAGGATGGTAGGAAATTGTCAGATAAAGCTACACAAGCTTTAAGGGCAGTTCAGGAAGACCTTAATGACGCTTGGGAAGAACTAGATGAAGTTATTTCACAAGTCGGAACTATGCCTGAAGTAGAAGAAGAGATGGAAACTATAACTGAAGAAGAAGCTACTGAAGTTGAAGCACCTGCAGAAGAAATATCTGAAGATGTTGAAATAGAAGAAGCTGAAGTTGAAGTTACAGAAGAAGTTGAAGAAGCTACTGAAGAAGTAGAAGACGAAGTTGTGGATGACGAAATTGATGAAGTTATTCTTCAAGCTCAAGTTAATCTAACTGAATCGTTAATAGCTGAACAAGAATTAGAAGAAAATTAAGCTAAAAATTAGGAGAAAATCTAATGTCAGAAGATATTAAAGACCTCCGAGAAAAGCTTGCTGCTAAAAGAGTTGAGTTAAAAGAACTCTTCGATTCTGCAGAAATGGGCAAGTACACCTCTGAGCAAAAAGAGGCTATTGCTAGAAGAAACGAAGAACTTACAGAACTCGTAGAGACTGTAAATCTTAAATCAGCTCAAGCTAAAAACGAAAAGGCTATGGAAATTGATTCCGAGCCTGCAGCACCAGCTTTCTCTTCGGAGCAAGTTGCACCTAAATCAATCGGAGAAATGTTTACAGAATCCGATGCTTATAAAAATTATAAGTCAAATGGTGTAAAAGGAATAGATTCTAAAGTAAATGCAAATCCTTTAGAATACAAAACTACTCTTACAACCACAGGTTATCCACCTGAGGTCTTAAGAGAGCCTGGCATACTTGAATCCTTGCAAAGACCAGATGGAGCGATATTCACTCTTTTTGATCAGATACAATCAGATCAAAACAGCTTTGCATATTTAGAAGAAACAACCTTCACAAACGCAGCTGCTGAAGCTGCCGAAGGTTCTGCAGTCGCAGAAGCTGCTCTTGCTTTCACAGAGCAAACAGAGAGCATCAGAAAAATGGGCGTTTTCTTGCCTGTTACTGATGAGCTTCTTGCAGATGTTTCTGGTATTCAAGGATATGTCAACTCAAGACTACAAACCATGATTAGACTTAAGTTAGATACACAACTTCTCTCAGGAGATGGTTCTGCACCTAACTTAGATGGTCTATTAAGTTCTAACAAATCAGATGTTGGTTCTACAGCCTTTGGTTCCTATGGTGGAAACTTAGGAAGAATTGGTGCAATCTATGGAGCAATTACCGATATTCGTGTAAATGCTTTCACAGAGCCTGACACAATTGTCATGCATCCAAACGATTGGAACTCTGTCGTAACCGAATTAACAGGTTTCGCTGGAGACGCTACTGCAGGATATGCAGCTAATGTTCCATTGTTTGTTGCATCAGGCATGTTTGGTCAAGCACCTGTAGCATCCATTTGGGGTGTTAAAGTTGTTCCTACTACTGCAATTACAGAGAACACAGTTCTCGTTGGTAAATTCGGTGGTGGAGAAGCAGCACATGTTGTTATGCGACAAGGTATTGACCTTGCTGTATCTGATAGCCATAGTGATTATTTCACAAAGAATATGCTTGCTATTAGAGCAACAATGAGAGTTGGTTTCCCTGTTTACAGGCAACAAGCTTTCCACAAAATAACAGCATTCTAAGGAATAGTTGTTAAATAGTTTCAGTAAGGGGTAGCAACCCTACCCCTTACAAACTAAAATTATTAAAAAGGAAATTATGTCAGAAATTACAAAAGTTACAAAAAGTATTTGGAAATTACCAGATGGTAAAGTTTGGGAAGGTCCTGTAGCAGAATTACCTACAGCAGGTGCTTCCTTAATTGCTAAAGAAGGAAAAGAATATCCTACTGAATGGTTAAAAGAGCAAGGTTGGGGTAAAAAAGCTCCTGCTAAGAAAAAAGCAGCTCCAAAGAAAAAAGTAGAAACAAAAGCAGTAAAACCTAAAGAAGACAAGTAGGTCTTAAATGGCACTCTGTACTGTTTCTGATGTCGAGAAAGTGCTTGGTGTTGATTTAGGTTCAACAGACGAATCTACAGTTACCAACCTCTTAATACCGACTGTAGAAGCTTCAATTACAAATTATTTAGGATACGATCCAAACTACTCTGCAAGTATTACAGAAAAATTTGATGGGGATAGAACAGAAGATTTATTTTTATCTCGTTCCCCTGTTGTTTCAGTTACTTCAGTTACCGAAGATGGTTCAACATTAACTGAAGGCAATGACCAAGATTATGTTTTATATTCCAATCTTGGAAGACTAAGAAAAATAGGTAGAGAAAAATGGTCTGCAGCTAAATTACAAAACATAACAGTCGTTTATTCTGCAGGTTATTCAGATAGCGAAAGTTCAGCAGAAGATGTTCCAGGAGATATGAAGTATGTTTGTGCTAGAGCTACAGGAAAATTAATTGTTACAGCTTTATCATTATCTTCACAACAAAGCACAGGCGAAGTAAATACTAATATTGCTGATAATACTTCTGATAGTAAGTTTCAATTAGTAAGGAACGAAGGTATTGGAGACTATCAAGTTACTTATGAATCAGTTTTAGATCAGTTAAACGCTGATGTACTAACAGAAGCAGATAAAAAAGTTCTTGTAAAGTATAAGAGGCAACTATTCACTTCTGCAGGTATACTAGACTAATGAGCGAATTTAATTTCCCTGATGGGACAAGACGAGAAGACGCAGTAAACGAACTTATTGATGACGAACAATTTAAAGAAATGGTTCTAAAACAATTCAATTACATGCGTATCAAAGGTATCAATCTTGTACAAGACGCAGATGATATGGTAAATCTTTACTTAAAGATTTGCAAAGCCTTTGATGAATAATGGCTAGATATGATTACAAGTGTTCTAAATGTGAACATTTGTTCGAAGTAACACACTCAATTCATGAAGACCCTGAGATTAAATGTGAAAAATGTAAAGCAATATCTAATCGACAAATTAGCACTAAAGTTCATTTATATGGAACTGTTGGTATTGATTGGAATACTGATCCTTCTAAAGTTTCAGATTCTATGAAAGCCAAGGCAAAAAAAGCAGCCAATAGAAAAGTTAAGTTTTAATCGTCTCCTGGAAAATTAGGATTTCCCCTATAACTAT